TTTGTATGTGTTATGTGGCGCGGGTTTGGTGGGGTATGGGCTTGGCTCGTGTGGTCTTGCAATTGGTTTGGTTTTGTGTGTGGTTGGCGGGGTGTTACTTGCATTGGTTGTGTCTTGGGGGAGGGTAGGGTATAGGGTAGGGTTTGTAGCTACAATTGCAAATAATTAACTTAATTTTGTAGCTACATTTCACTTTTTAGTATTAAATTTGTAGCTACAATTTATTTTATGAAAAAAAGCAAACCAATTGGAGTCAGATTTGACTTACAAAAGTTAGAAATGATTCAAAAAGAACAAAATTTGACATCGGTTCAGCAAGTAGTTAATTATTTTATGGATAATTACAAAAGTATTTCTACTTCAAAGACATTACTTGAGATTATAGATCTTAAAGATGAGCCGAATATTTTAGGAATCGGCTCAAATTTGGCAGATGTACGCAAATCTGTACAAATACCTGTACAAAGTGAAAAAAAGCCAATTTTGGAGCCTCCTAGTCACTTAACTGGAATAGATTTAGTGATATGGAAAGCGGAAAATGGAAAATAATTCGTAAATTAGCGTATGAAAAACAAACTACAGATGATGAAACGCGCGGATGGATCATATTCTCGTAGAGGATTATGGGATAATATTCGTGCCAACAAAGGAAGTGGAAAGAAGCCAACTGCGGAAATGCTAAAGCAAGAAAAAAAGATTAAATCAGAAGAAAAAAAATAGTTTATGTCAGGAGCTTGGCAAAGAAAAGAAGGTAAAAATCCAGAAGGTGGTCTAAATGCCAAAGGTCGTGCATCGTATAATGCACAAACTGGTGGCAATTTAAAAGCTCCAGTTAAATCTGGTGTGAATCCAAGAAGGGTATCTTTTGCTGCTAGATTTAGTGGCATGTTAGGTGCTATGAAAAAACCAAATGGTGAACCTACTCGCAAAGCGTTGGCATTAAAAGCTTGGGGATTTGGTAGTGTAGAAGCTGCTCGTAAATTTGCAAATGCACATAAGAAATCATAGTTATGAGTAAGCTAAAGTCAATGCAACAAAATCCTCCTATAGTTACTAAAAATAGGAAAGAGATAGTTAGAAACATAAGACCATTTGCTCGTCAAAATGAAGATGGAACTGTTTCTACTCATGTTATGGAATCTGGTGAAGGTGGTGGAAAATATAAATATCAAGTAAATCCTACAATATTTCCAAATAAAGACAGCAGTTGGACCGATTTACAAGGAAAGGGAATGGCGGCTTATAATGAAGCTAAAAAAAGAGGTGAAGTTTTTGGTTTTAAAAGTAAAAAAAGAGCTGAAAAATTTGCTTATGGTTCATGGAAACAAGGACAAGATAGGAGAGAAGCAATGAAAGCATATAGAAATCGCCCTAAAGAAGAATAAATGGATAAAGAAATTTGCATAACTCATGACATCTTATTAGAAGATGGGGTATGCGTAAAATGTCTTTCTGAAGATAATAAATAAGGCGGTTTTTAGGCCGCCTTTGTTATTTAAAATTTAGAATTTAATAAAGCAGATACTTCTTTTTCTTTTAATGCAAAATTAACATTGTTTTCGTACACTATTTTTACTTGATTGTACTTTGATATTTCAACACAATAACTTGCCCCATTGATACCTTCCCAATAAGACCAATATCTACAATTTTCATTTTTCAATGCTTCCATTTCTTTACCATCTCCTTCGCGATACGGCGCATAAAATGATTTTGATCTATCTGATGTTTTTCCATATTTTTCAATAAATAAAATATGGTATTTGTTAAATTCAGATTTTAAATCATACCAATTACTTCTTTCTGGTAAATAAACAACAGCTTTAAATACTTTGTTTGTTTCAGGGGTTTTATATAAATTCACCTCCATGTTATTAAAATTTAACATGGCCCCTTCTGGAAACAAATCTTCTACAACATATCCTTTTGATTTAAATTTTTCTAATGTAGTATTAAAATCACCTGAAATTTTAATACCGTCAAATACTTGCGACATTGCGGTGTTTACTAAGAAAATAATAATTAGTGTGGTAGTTATTAGCTTTTTCATGTTTGTTATTTTTGTGGTTATTAATCTTGTTCTGCTTGCATTTCTAAAATCTTTCTGCCTTTATCTGATAATGGCCTTGCAAATAATCTTAGTTTCTTTCCAGTGGTAGGGCATAAAAATGTTATGCCAACGTCCATGTAAGATTTTAATACTATTTCCATTACTCCATCTGAATTTTGACTAGCTCCAATTACATGTGGATCATCATAATCAAATTGCATACAAAAATCACATCCATCTAATGCTTCTGCGTTAATTGGTAGATTCAATTCTTTTTCTTTTTTCTTAGCCATTTTTATTTATTTATTTCGTTAATGTCAACAATTTTTACTTCTTCTCCGTTTATCATAGCATCTAATGTAGATTCTATAATTTCTCTTTGGTCTGGAGTCAACAAAGATATTTTTTCATTTATAGCCGGGACCGCAAAAACATCACTTTGTATTTCGTTTTTAATACCAATTATAACTTCAGTTGTAATAAAGGGATGGGTTATAATATCATTAAAAATCCAATCTATTTTTTTACTATAATTCTTAAATATCCTTTGCCCTTGTGAGTTAGGAAACTCCCTGCAAAAATCTTCTAATTGCTCTTGAGCCATTTTTAAATTTTGGATTGCACTTATGATATTAGCTCCGGTCATTTATTGAAATTTAAATGTTTGTTTTCAAGTTCAAATAAAAATTCTCTTGCTTTTTCTACTTTGTGCTGGATCTTTAGAATATCATCTTCATTCCTTTCCACATTAAATATTAATATTCTTTCTGGAACTGCAATATCATCAAATGTCATATTAAACTCAAGTTTCATTGACTCTTTTACATATTCTGGGCTTTCTTCTGAAATAACATTCATCTTATTAAGCAAGTATCTTTTCTCTTGCTCAACAATGTTAAATGGTGTATTTACAAGACAATATGCAATATGTCCACTAATAGCACTTGTAAGCCACATATAAGATTGAAGCTGCCAGTAATACAAGTTATCAAGCTTATCTGGAATATTTCCTAAAAATGTCCAAAGGTCATAGCTTGATTTAATATCAATAACTTTATTTGGATTAACAGTAATTATATCTGGATGCCCTGATATGTAATCATTAGTAAATCTATGTTCATTTTTACTATAATCCACTCCCCAAAAACTATTTAAAAGTTCAATTGAATCATCTTCAACTTCAACTCCTTTCTTCATTTGCTTTGTTTGTATATCTCGTTTTCTGCCATATTTTTCAGCAATATAAACTTCAATTAAATGTTTTTGTGCAGTTTTTGATAATACACCAGCTTCTTTGTCAGCTTTAGTTACCGGCTCAGTCATTAAATAACCAACAGAGCTTGATCTAATAAGTGTTTCATTCCATTTCATAATTAAAGGCTATTTAGTTTGTTATTATAATATTCCAGCAATTCAGAATTGTTTTTACACATTAGTTCCCAAGCTTTTAATTCCTGTTTTGTTGTACAAGAATTAATAAACTCTTTTGTTCTTTCTGTTAACGTCTTTTTTGACTGTGTTGGTATTACTTTTTCATTAATTGTTTCATCTTGTTCAAAATAAATTGCAGATTCTTCAATTTGTTTAACACTTTTTTTATGGTATTCTTCAACCAGTTGTCTTGCGTTATCAAGAGCCTTGTCTGCTGATTCTCCCGGATTCAGTGCAAACTCAACTCCTATTTTTTCTGATGAGTAATTACCTAAATTAAATGTTCTGGTGTAGTTGATGGTTTGTATGTGCATAATACTTATTTTATTCTAGTTACATTGGTTTCTTTATCGTTTGCTTTAATCTTAAATACTTTGTTTTTGTGTTCTTCTTTTCTTTTGAGATTAGAAACCATAACCATTACAGATGTATATGGGTTTTCTAATAGTAAACTTTCTCCTACTTGCAGTTCTGATACCTTGCTTGATACCGAATCTGGACTAATGTTTCTTGCCATTTTATGTGTTTTTAATATTTGAGTACAAAATTAATTTAATTAATTTAATTAAAAAAATAAATTTAATTAAACTTCTTCTTTATTAGGTTCAGCTTTGATCTATACTCAATAATTAAAGATTTTAATTCCTCTTTTGTAGGCTTAGTAACTTGTCTTGCTAATTCTCTCAAATACTCTACCACGCCATTATTTTCTTCATCAAGCTTATATTCAAATTCTTCTAAATTACCCATCTTAAAGTAATTTTCTTCCATAGATTGTGGTCTACAATTAGCTTCTAACCATCTAGTACCAAGATTTGCTCTAGGAATAAAGTGTCCGCATTGTATTTCCTGCCATCTCATCTTTTTACCAGAAGTATAACATTCTACCATACCATCCTTATCCGCATATTTACATCTTATGTATTGGCTAAATACATGATCTAAATCTGAAATTAAATTTTGAAAACTTTCTCCATCATCTTCAAATTCTTCTATTCTTTTTTGTGTAGATTCAATTGTAGCGCATTGTTTACACATCTTTTTTGAAAAATGGTAATCAATATTTCCGCATCTAATACATTTTTTTTTCTTTACTATTATCGTTGAGTTTCTCATCTTCTTTTAGTTTATGTAGTTTATTATTTATGAATTTATATTTACCAGCATATTTACCATCTTTAGTTACTTCTATTATTAAATCAAGTTTTTTAGCTAAATCGTATATTAATTGACTATTCTCCATTATCTTTTTTTTGCTGCTCGTTATATTCTTTTTGTTTGGTTATTAGATATACCCATAATATTGATATTGGCGTAGCAAATAAAAAAGATATTAAAAAGGATATTAGATATGACTTCATGTTATTTTTTGTTTTATTTATGCAAATTTAATTAAATTAATTAAACCACAAAATTATTTTTAAAAAAAATTAAAAATATTTGGGAATTTAAAAATTAATACTATTTTTGCTGTTCAACAATAAAATTTATGGAAGAAATAAAAACACTAAAGCTTCACGAAAAAATTAAAGAAGCAATGGATGGTCGCACTCAGCGTTGGCTTTCATTAAATGCCAAGATACCAGAATCGGAATTATCGCGCAAAATGCAGGGTAAATTACTATTTACAGATAGTGAGATTGCACGCATAAATGAAGCTTTGAAAACCGATTTAATAAACGATTAAGATTTTAAAATGCCAAAAGATACATTCTACTTCTCACACGACTATAACGCTCGTAATGATGAGAAGATAAAAAGGTTGATTAGGAAACATGGTATGCAGGGGTATGGTGTTTTTTGGTCAATAGTAGAAGATTTATACAATAATGCGAACGCATTGCGAACGGATTACGAAGGCATTGCGTATGACTTAAGATCGGATAGCGACCTTGTAGCGAGCGTAGTAAATGATTTTGATTTATTCATTTTTAATGGTGATTATTTTGGCAGTAATTCTGTTCAAGAAAGGCTGGAACAAAGAAATGATAAAAGTGCAAAAGCAAGAAAATCAGCTAGTTACAGATGGGAAAATGCGAACGCAATGCAAACGCAATCCGATAGCAATGCTAAAAAGGAAAGGAAAGGAAAGGAAATAAAAGGAAAGGAAATAAAAGAAATAAATATATCGTTTGATATTTTTTGGGATTTATATGATAAGAAAGTTGGTGATAAGGAAAAGTTAAAAAAGAAATGGGCATCATTGAAAGATGATGATAGAAGTTTAATTATTAACTATATCCCAAAGTATAAAATGATTCAGCCAGAAAAGAAATTTAGGAAGGATCCTCAGACTTTCTTTAACAATAGTTCTTGGAATGATGAATTGATTGGTTCTGATGTACCAAAAACACAGATTTACAAAAATGGAGATTTTGAAGCTTACAAGAAAAGACAACAGGAATTAGGAAAAACTTTAAATTAATACGATGATAGCTACTATTTTTAAAAACATTTTTAGCAAGGAACCGCATTTTATAACTATTGAAAAAGCTTTAGAAAGGATTAAAACTGGTTCAAGTAAAGAATTGGTTACTGAAATTAGAAATACTCTTGATAAGGAAAAGGCTAATAAAATTAAATTAAATCTACCTTCAGTATGTTTCAGTGGAAAGTTTGGATCAGATAGAAAAGATGAGCAACTTATTGAGCATAGCGGATTTATTGTTCTTGACTTTGACGATATTTCTGATTTAAGGGATAAGCAAACTGAAATTATTTCTAATGATTTTGTTTACGCATGTTGGGTTAGTCCATCTGGTAATGGCCTAAAAGCATTGGTTAAAATAGCAGACGGATCAAAGCATAGAGAACATTTCCAATCACTACAAGAGGTTTTCCCTGAAATTGATAGGAGTGGAATTAACGTAAGTAGGGTTTGTTATGAGAGTTTTGACGCTGATATTTACATAAACGAAAAGGCTACTGTATTTACAAAAGCTAAGAAAATTGAAAAAATCATTGTTTCTGAAACCCAGAATTTAGATGATTCCGAAAACTTTCGTAGAATATTAAAATGGCTTACAAACAAAAATGATGCATTTATCACTGGCGAGAGAAATACTTACATTTTTAAGTTAGCTTCGGCTTGTTGTAGATTCGGTATAGAAGAAAACGCCGCATTAGGCCTTATTTCGGCAGAATACACCGTAAGCAATGACTTTACTATGTCAGAGATGAAAAGTGCCGTAAAGAGCGGATATAGGGCAAATAGAGGCAATTTTGGAACAGCTTCCATACAGAAAGAGAAGCTTGTTAATAAAACAACTAATTATGAGATTGATGTAAAGAAGGAATTTACAGAAGAAAATGGTGAAAATTACAGGATTGAAGATGTTGTGTATGGTATTGATGTAAAGGATAGGGCTTTGTCAATAAACGAGAGAGGTTTTGAGAAGATAATGGGTATTGGTGTGCCAGAACTTGATTATTTATTTAAACCAAAAAGAGGGGAAATTACCCTTTTGACTGGTATTGGTAACTACGGAAAAACTGCTTGGCAGAAATCACAGATTTTATCAAGAATTATAATGTACGGAGAAAAAGTGGCTACATTTTCACCAGAAGATACTCCTGCTGAAGAATATTTTCATGACTATGTAGAGATGTTATTAGGATGTGAGTGTACTCCATTTAATCCAAATAGACCATCAAATGAAGTATACGAAGCTGCTTATGATTTTATATCAAAGCATATTTTTTACATAAGTGCAGAAATGCTTTCTCCTACCCCTCAGTATATCAAAGAGAAGTTTCTTGAGTTGATTGTTCAAGAAAAGGTTGACTTTTGTTGTATTGATCCGTTTAACCAAATGACAAATGATTACAAAGGTTTTGGTGGAAGAACAGATAAGTATCTTGAAACATTGCTATCAGATTTCTCAAGATTTGCAAAAAAGAATGATATATATTTTTGGATTGTGGCGCATCCTAAATTGATGGAAAGAGATAGGTTAGGTAACTACAAATGTCCAGATGTTTTTGATGTAGCAGATGGCGCAATGTGGAATAATAAAATGGATAATATAACCGTTTATCATAGACCATTTGCACAAACAGATCCAAATAATCCATTAGCAGAATTTCATTCTAAAAAAATAAAAAAGAAAAGTGTTGGGAGAAAGGGATTTGTTCTTGTTGAATATTTGTGGGATAGAAGAAGATTTTTTATTGAAGGAAAAGATTTTATACAAGACATGTTAAGTAAAAAAAGTTATGATTTTTGGAAACGAAAAGAAGCAAGTCAGGCTTGGCTTCCATACAAAGATGAAAACGGAGAAGAAGTAATATTTTAATAACTATAAAAAACAAAACAATGATTAGAATTTCAGTAATCGGAAGATTAGGACAAGATGCAATTGTAAACAATGTGAATGGTAAGACGGTGATTAATTTTTCAATGGCTTACAGTGAAAAATTTAAAAAACAAGATGGTCAAGAAGTTGACAAGACAACTTGGGTTTCTTGTGCATATTGGACCGAAAAAATTAATGTCGCAAGCTATCTAAAAAAAGGTACATTGATTTATATGGAAGGTAAACCAGAAGCTAAAACTTATTTGAATAATAGTACAAATGAAACTATTGCTCAATTGCACGCAAGAGTATCAAGCCTTCAATTACTTTCAGGTAAACAAGAGGAGGCTCCATTTTAATGTATATTCATGAACTAAAAAATATAATAGATGTCCATACCCCACTCGGAAAAGGAAAAGCAATTGCATGGATTGATTACGGAAGCGAAGTCAACACTGTTTGGAAAGTCGTATTACACGACAGTGGTATTGTGCGGAACTTTTACGACACCGACATTATCGTCTACCCAAATAAGATGGACGGCGGAAGTATTGACTTAGATTATTTTAAAAATAAATAGTATTATGCAACAAGAATTACAATTTGATGGTGCTGATTATGTAAAAGAAAGAGATTACCAAAGATTAGCAAATAACCATTATAAGCTAAAAGAGTTAATGAAAGACTCTGTTTATAGGACTCTTGGGGAAATATCTCATTTTACCGGTATTCCTGAAGCTTCAGTATCTGCTGGGTTAAGGGATTTTAGGAAAGAAAAGTTTGGGGGCCATTCCTTGAATAAAAGATATGAAAAAAATGGTTTATATTCGTACCAATTAATTCTTAAAAAAGAACAAAATGGCGAAAATCAAATCAGATCCTAGAAAAATTACATTTGGTAAAAGAAAGACAGGAAATGCAAAAAAAACTTATAACAAACACTCTCCCAAGCCTAAAGAATACAGAGGTCAGGGGAGATAAAAATTAAAATATGGATTTGGAATTAATTTTACAAATGGCCGAAGAATGTTTGGCATTAAAACCTGATGGGTTTGATGGAAGCACAGACGGTTATGATAAAGCTATTATTGGATTAACCGATAATGGTCAGCTCGTATATTCTAAAGAAATTATGGTTGATTTATTATTGAACATGGATACCGAAATGACAGAAGAAGATGCTTGGGAATTTTTAGAATATAATTGCTTCAATGCTTACGTTGGAGAACAAACACCAATTTTTGTAAATCAATACTAACTATGAATAACAAAGCCGCCAAAAAACTAAGAAGATTATCTGTTGCTTTAGCTGCCGGTTCAGGCAAAACTATTGATGATGCAGAAAGAATCTACAAAAATCTAAAAACAGTATATAAAGAAAATAAAAAAGCCCCTAAAAAATAGGGGCCTAATTTATTTAAGCGTTTGCAGCTGAATTAATTTGTGCTACAGTAGAAGTTGTATAAAACAATACTGGTACTTGATTTAAGCCAGTAGGTGCTACTTCAACTATTGAGTTCATAGTTACCCCGTTTGCTACTGTTCCAGAAGGAGCTGGGTAAGCTACAAATCCTTCAACTGGGAATCCGTATGCAATACCAGAAGTTGCTGGAGTTCCGTTAGGGTTTAATAAATCGTATTGATTTCTGCGATATGCGGTTATTGATACTATTTGTGCCATTTTATAATGTTTTTATTTGTTTTTTAATTGTTTTGATTAAGCTGCTGTAGTAGTTGTTGTGGTTGGAGCGGCTGTGGTTGTTGTTGTGGTAGATGTTGTTGTAGTTGTTGTAGCAATACCACTACCGTTAATAGCTGCAATTAATCCAGCAACAGTTGCATTGCTGTATAATTTTTCAGCTGGTTGATTTAAACCACTAGGGTAGATGAGAATTAAAGAGTTCATCTGTACACCATTTGCTACAACTGTAGATGGTTGAACCTGTAAGTCGGCTGTTGGTAAAGAAAATAAAACACCGCTAGTTGCAGGAGTACCGTTAGGATTTGTTAAATCGTATTGATTTCTACGATAAACATAAACTGATAAATGATTTGCCATTTTTTAAATTGTTTTTATTGTTATGAATTTTTTTTGGGCAATACAAATATAATGCATTTTATGCAATTAAAAATTGATTAAGTTAATAAAATCACTACCTTTGAATTAAATTAATTAAATATGAAATTAATCGCTCCGTCAAATAGAGTTATTATTAAAGTTGATTTAGAAAGTAAAAACAGCCATACTTTTAAAGATGGTACTAAAATTAAGTTAGAAAGGGTTTATGATAACTTTAATATGCGTTATGTAAAACCAGTAAATGCAACAGTTGTAGCAGCTAAAGACATCCCAGAAGGTGCTGATATATTGATACACCATAATGCTACACATGACACATACAAACTTTTTAACTATTTAAGGCCAACAGCTGAAGCATCTTCTGATATTCAGTATTTTTCAATACCTATTGAAGAATGTTTTTTATGGAGGAATAGTCAGAATGAATCTTGGCAGCCACTTAATAATTTTGTTACAGGATTAAGAGTTTTTGAGCCGTACAATGGATTTTTAGAAGGCATACCGCCTACTTTGATTAAGAATAAAATATATGTTACAAGCGGAGAATTAACTGGTAAAGTTGTAACTACATTAATATCAAGTGATTATGAGATTATTTATCAAAATGATGATGGTACTGAAGGAAGAATAATTAGATTAAGATATTATCCAGAAGGACATGAAAGAAATGAGGTAATTGCTATTGATCATAATTTAACATCAAGAGTAATTAATAATGAAGTTTTAATTGGATATGGAATTTCTGATGCATCAAGATTAGTAATAACAACCCCTGACGTAATATGTCTGAATTAGAGCAAAAAATAAAAGAGTTAGAAAAATCAAATGCCTATTTAATGGGTAAACTAGCTTATTATGAACAAGATGGTGCAATTAAGCTTTATTACAGTTTGCAAAGGAAGGCAAATGAAATGGCTGAGTTATTGAATAGGATTAATTTATTGGATATTGAATTAATTGATCCTAAAGACAAATCTTTTGAAAGATTGCAGAAACTTTGGTCTGAAGCTGGTACAATTACTGAGTCTATTAGGGCATTGGAAATATCCGCTGGTATTAATCAAGAAAGTAAAGAGGCTAAAAAAGAGGCAATTGTAGTAAATAAAAGACCATTTTCACCAGAAAGTGTTGCTGATGAGATTGGTGAATTAGCAGGCAAACGCTCATAATATGTACGAAAAAATTGAAAAAGGTTCCACGATTCACATTCAGGGGTTAGATTGTAATCTCCCACCTGAAGGATATGTATTTAATATATTGACTAAGCAGGTTGAGTTTAGAGGCGTTTATCAAAGGTCGGATGTTCAATCGGAGCAATACTGGAAAAGAATACCGCTACCATCTTGGTATGCGGATGCTATGAAAGAATGGGACGAGTATGATAAAAAGAAAAAAGATGAGGCTCCGGAGTTCTATGATGAGAAGTTGGAAGATTTTAAGAAGCAAGAGTGGGATAGGAGATTGAATGGCTTTTGGTATATGAATAATGGGAAACCGACTTATTTGACTGGTATGCACTATTTGTATTTGCAATGGTGGAGTATAGATATTGGTTATCCTAAATTCAGGATGCCAGACTTAGAGAAGTTCTATTTTATGGACTATTGCATACAAGATCCACTTTGTATGGGTATGTTAGAAGTTACAAAAAGACGTTTTGGTAAGTCTTTCGTAGCTGGTTTGTTTGTTACAGAATATACCACCAGAACCAAAATGACAAATGGTGGTATTCAATCTAAAACCGGTTCGGATGCTAAAAAGTTCTTTGCTAAGACGGTTGTAAATCCATTTAGAAGGCTTCCTAAGTTTTTTAGACCTGAATATGATATGTCTTTGGGGGTTAATCCAAAGTCTGAAATGAGATTCCAGAAAACAAACGTGAGAGGTAAAAAGGCAGAGGATAATGTAGATAAAGATGAATTAGGTTCAGTTATTGACCATCAGTCTGCTGATACAGTTGCTTATGATGGACAAAAATTACATAGATATGTAGCGGATGAGTGCGGTAAAACAACTGAAGTAAACGTATATGATAGACACGAGGTTGTACGTTATTGTTTGTTAGATGATGAAGGTAAAATAATTGGTAAAGCTCTTTATACTACTACTGTAGAAAAGCTTACATCTGAAAAAGATGGAGTTCAGGATGCATTTAAGTTGCTATGGGAAGAAAGTAATCAGGAGAAAAGACAGCAAAATGGAGCTACATCAAGTGGTTTGTATAGATTTTTTATGTCTGCTAAAAGAACAAGAAACTTTGATGATTTTGGATTTCCGGATGAAGAAAAAACATTGTTGCAAATTGAAGCAGATAGAGAAACGGTTAAAAACAACCCAAGAGCATTGTCGGCTCGTATTAGAAAAGAGCCATTAACGATTGATGAGGCCTTTAGTACTGATGCTGACGGCTGTATTTTTAATGTAATGAATATTAGCGCAAGAGAGTCTTATTTAAAAGAAAATCCCGTATTGAAGCGCCATATTGTATTTTACAGAGATATTGACCAAACTGTAAAATGGAGAAATATAAACGATAAAGAAGAAGATTTTCATTGGGTTATTACTCAATTTCCACCTGTTGGAAAAGAGAACAGCCATGTGTTTGATATTAGAACAAAAAAGCCCGGAAGGACAGATGATGGCGCTATTGCAATAGATGGATATAGTAATAGTCAAGGTGGAAAATATGGTTCAAAAGCATCCGCTTGGATTGGCAGAAGGTACAATTTGTTAGATCCATCTAGTACAGGTAAGGCTATTGGGCATTTGTATGGTAGGCCTCATATAAAAGAAACATTACACGAACAAGTGCTTTTGGCTGCTGAATATTATGGTTATCAAGCGTGGTACGAGCATAATAGTGATGATTATTTATCTTATTTTAGGGAGAGAGGCAGAGTTGGGTATTTAGGTTCTTACCCTATTTCTACAATAGATCCAGCAAAAAGAGAAACGGCAGAAAGACATAAGGGGTTTCCTACTACTCCATTTAGTTTAACAAAACAAGCGGATGTTGGTATTATGTACTTTGAATCTCATATTAATTCTATAGATTTTGAGAATTTATTAGAAGATGCCAAAAAATTTGATCCGAATAACAGAACAGACTATGACATCACTGTATCATTTTTGATGCTTATTGTTTGTTTGATGGAGCCTGTTATAAAACCTCCAAAAAGGGAACCATTGGTAAAAAGCTACGTTCCTTCTTTCAATTAATTAAAATTTTTATTAAATTCTGGATATTTAGTATATTTGACACAAAATATATTCAAATTGGCAGAGAGTCCTTTATACATATCCTCGGCAAATAGTAGTGGGCAGTCACTTAAAGACTTCCAAATTACTACTGATGTAGCGTCTAAAAAAGATTATTTATACGGTAAAAATGTTGCCCAAAATATCTATTCTACAATTTATGGTAACCAAACTTATTTTTGGTTAAGAAATAATAGATTTAGAAAAAATAGACAAATTGCCAACGGTAAAGTAGACATGAGTGTGTTTATGGACCGATTGGAAATGAATGGTAAAGCCAATTTCGTAAATATTAACTGGAAATCAATCATTATAGGCAACACTATTGTTGCTAGATTAGTTGGCTCTTGGATGAGTCGCAAAGAAAAAATTAAAGTTTCTGCTAATGATTCCGCATCTGCAATGCTTAAACAAAGACAAGCAGATGAAGCTGAATTTTTATACAAAAATAAAGAAACACTTGCTCAACTTCAGCAAGAATCTGGTGTTGAAATTATTCCGAAAGATAAGTTTGTTGCAGAAGATAGGGACGAGTTGGATCAATGGATAATGGAGTTTAATCATTTGCCTGAAGAAATATTGTATAGCATTGGTTGTAATAATGTTTTTGAAGCTAATGGTTGGAATGATGTTTTAAAACAAAGACTGTTGCATGATTCAGCAGAGGTTGGATTAGTGTGTACATATACTTGGATGGACGAAGAAGGAGAAGTCCATGTACAATGGATTAGACCTGAAAACGCAATTTATTCATATTCTGATTTTCCTGATTTTAGAGATACTACTTACAGAGGGCATGTCCTTTCAATGAAAATTAGTGAAATAAGAGCAAGGTATAGTAAAGCAGCAGGAGGAATACTTTCTGAAGAAGAAATTTTTCAGTTAGCTCAATCATCAAAAGAGTATCAACTTACGGATAAAATTAAGTGGATGCAGGATTGGAATGTTTCTTGGTTAAGACCTTATGATGAATGGAATATTGATTTAGTAAATTTTGAAATTCGTACACTTGATTCTGATGGCTATACTGTTACAAAAACAAAAAAGAATGGTAGTACTATTATCAAAAAAGGTAAGCCAGAAAAATTAGATGAAAATCAAGAATATTTAGAGGAAAAGAAGTGGAACATTTATCATGGAGTTTATTGCCCAGTAACGCAAACAATGCTTCATTGGGGTATTAAGAAAAACATGATTCGTCCACAAGATCCAAAAGAAATAGGTAACGCAGAGTTTTCTTACAGCTTTTATATGTATGATCCTTATGACATGCGTAACGTAGCTGTACCAGAAAAAATTGAGGAACCTATTGAGCAAATGATTTTAGCTAGATTAAAGATACAACAACTTGTAGCTAAGATGGTTCCGGCAGGTGCAGCAATTGACGTTGATGCACTTCAAGAACTTGATTTAGGTTTAGGTGATTCTGTAAAGCCTATTGATGTTCAAAAAATTTGGGAACAAACAGGTAAACTTTATTATCGTGGTAGAGATGCTGAAGGTAATCGTATTCCTGTTCCTATTACTGAGTTGGCTAATACAGGATTTTCACCTCAATTACAAGCTTTAATTCAGTTATATCAATTCCATTATCAAGTATTAAAAGACGAGTTAGGTGAAGATCCTAATTTAATGAGCCAAGCTGCACAACCAAGAGTAGCTGCTTCTAATATTGAGGCTTCAAGAGTTCTTGCCAATAACGCTACCGAGTATATGTATGATGCATATATTTATGTTATGGAAGAAACAGCCAAAAAAGTAGCATGTTTAATTAATAAAAGTGTTACTCATGGTTCTAAAAGATATAGGGATTTGTTAAGTGAAGATGATGTAAAAGACAGGAATTTTGTTGCTTCTATAAAGATGATGCCTGATGATATTCAAGTAGCAACATTACAGGCTATGATGAATAATGCAATTGCGTCTAATCCTCAATTAGTTATTTATTTAGATCCATTCAAAGCAATGAGAATGGCTAAAGAAAATGTAGAACTGGGGGAATTATATTTTAGACAAGCTCAAAAGAGATATATAAAAATAGAGCAAGAAAAGGCTATGATTAATTCTCAGCAAAATGCTGAAGCGCAACAAGCTAGTATTCAGGCAAAAATGCAAGCTGATAGCTCTATTGAACAGCAAAGGTCTTTAACAAAAGAAAAGGAAATTATTTTACAAGGCGTTTTTGATCTTGCAAAAGCAAATATTCCTGTACCAGCAGAACTTCAGACATTGGTTGCGAATATGTTACAGAATGTAACTGTTCCGATAGCAGTTCAAAATCAGCAACAACAGCAAGCATTGGCTCAACAACAACAAGCTGAAATGGAGCAAATGCAACAGCAGGAAATGGAGCAAGGTTCTCAAGAGCAACAAATGGAACCTGAAATGCAAGAACAAATGGAAATACAACAATAAATAAACTATAAAAAAAAATAAAATGGCAACAGCAAGCAAGATTTTAATAAGACTTCAAAAATTTAGTTCTAAAATTAGTACAGTTGTAGATGCGACTGATTCTTTTAATGCTAATAACAGTTTTTACCAAGATTTATCTGGTTGGGACTCAGCTGTAGTTCAAGTGGTAAATCCGGGTACTACGATTCTTTTTAATACAACAAATGACGATGGAGCTATTACAGGTCAATTATTACCTGCTCCAGAAGTTCCATTATATTGGAGTTCTGTTTTAGGTGTTAATTTAGCTACCAAGACAGATGTTTCATCATTAGCAAGTAGTGGAATTGTTGCTTTTGGAATTATTGGAAAGTATTTGCAATTAATTAATTCTGCTTCAACAACAACAACAACAACAACAACGGCAGCACCTACTACAACAACAACGACTGCCCCATAATAATTAAATAAAAATAAAAATAAAATGGCAAATTCAGTAGCATATATTTTATCTAAAAATACATATCCAACAGCTGGGGAAGCTTATAATGTTGGAGTTTTACAAGGAACCAGAATAGTTTATGCAACTACCGCAACTTTGAGCGGCGCTAGTATTCTATATACTGAAAGTGACTTAATACAACCAGTATACGGAAACGGTTCCGATTGGTATGGTGTTCAGTTGCTAACAAATACTGGTGTTAAATATGCCATTACAATTGATGTAGATGGCTCTATAGTTATAGATTAATAACGAAAAACAAAATAAGCATTTATGCTAGAAAATCAAGACATGTCAGCTCCAATAAAGCTGGCAGAAGGTTACAATCCGTTTTCGGATGAAGATGTTGCTCCACAAGCGCAACCGCAAGTAGAAGTAGCCCCTACTGCAAATGATCAACAAATCGTTGATAATTCACCTAACACATCTCCGGATTCAATTGTTAGTGATAATCAACAAACACAACAGGCTGATTATTCTACTTTTAATCCAGATTCTTTTATAAAAGAAAGATTTGGATTTGATACAGTAGATGAAGCCGAAGAAGAATTTATTAGATTAATTGAAGAAAGAGAGCAATCTCCTAGTTTTGATTTTTCTGATGATGTTAGTAGAACATTGTTTGATGCAATTAGAGAAGGCAAAACTGATGAAGTTTATCAAATTTTAAACGAACAAAAAAAACTTGATAAATTAACTAGTTCTGAATTAACAACAGAAATCGCTGCTGAAATTGTAAAAACAAATATTCAAAACAAGTTTAAGGATTTAAGTGCAGATGAAGTTGATCTTTTATTTTATGATCAATTTTTCGTACCTTTGAAACCCGAACAAGGTTATGATGAAACTGATGATGATTATGCTGAAAAGTTAAAGACATGGCAGGCACAAGCTGATTACACAGAGAAACGTCTGATGATTGAAGCAAAAGTGCTTAGACCTGAAATAGCGAAGTTAAAAAGTGAAATAAAACTACCAGATATTTATAATGAGGCCGGTAGGGAGGCGCAATATCAAGAGGAATTTGAATATTTGCAACAAGCTAGGTCTGTTTATGAAAGAACGCTGGATTCTGAATTTCAATCTTTTAATGGGTTTAATGTTTCGGTTAAAGACAATGATGTTGAAATACCGATTTCATTTAACATAGCAGAAGATGAGAAATTCGCATTGAAGCAAGAACTGTCAGATTTTGACGGCGAAGCTTATTTAGAGGACAGATGGTTTAACGAAGAAGGAAAACCAAATGTAAGACAAATAATGGCCGACAAGTATGTTCTTGAAAATTTGCCTAGAATTTTGCAAAAGGTAGCAAATGAAGCAGCATCTCAAAGATTGCTCGCTCATTTAAAGAAAAGTGGTAACATTAGCCTTAACCAAAACCCCACTCCGCAAGGAACGGCTCCAAGCCTTAATCCAAATGCTTCTATTCAGGAGCAATTGGCTAACTGGGCTTTTAGTTCGTAACTTAAATTTTGCCCTTGGAGAAGGTGTTAAGATTAAAAACTAAATATTATGGCAGGAATACCTACCTCTAATATTCTGCAACCGGGTGCAATATCGCTCCAGTCACAGAATCGTCAACTGATGGTTGACTTACAATTATTAACCCCACAGTACTACAAGCAGTACACTCAAAAGTACGGTAACGAAGATTTTACTTGGTGGTTAGCAGCTCATAGCGGCATGGAAGAAGTTAAAAACTTAAACTACTTCTGGTTTGAAAACCGCGGTAAATTAATGCCGGGTATTACAAACGAATCAACTGTAGCAGCAGGTGTTGGCTCAACTTTAACTTTAACTCTTGGTCAAGAAGCGTACTATAACAATGGTACTCAATCTCCACTTAGATTAAAAGAAACATTGCGTGTTGCTTCTTCAAACGTAGAGGGTGTTATTATCTCAATTGATGATACAACTCCTTATGCTTTTACATTTGAAGTTGCCCCTAAGCAAACTAGTCAGCGTTTTGCTTCAGCTGGTGTTAACTCATTACTTGCTGGTGAGGTTTTATTATTTGGCGGTGACGCTGATGCTGGTGAAGCTTCAACTCAAATCAATCCTTTAATCCAATTGGATCAAAGATATGATAACTATGTAACAGAAATTCGTGATGGTTGGAGCAATACCGACTTAGCACAAATGGCTGAAACATATTATGAGTTCCCTGTATCTCCTGATATGGCTGCAAATGGTGCTACCGCATTTACATACAAAGGTATGTACAAAACACTTGTACGTTTCAAAAACAACGTAGAAGCTAAATTAATGCGTGGTAACTTACAAAACAATAACGCTATTGATTCTAATTCTCAAGGTTCTGTTGGTATCATCCCTAAAGTAGTTGCTGATGGTGAAACTGTTGGTTACACTCCGGGTACTCTTGATATTGCTAAACTTCATGAAATTACTCGTATCATGGACGTTAATGGTTGCGCTAAGCAATCTGCTTGGTTGTGTGATATCTTCCAAAGACAAGACTTCAGTGACGGTATCTTCGCTGCATACCCTGCTGGTGCTTTCGTTTATGGTCAAGGCGAAAAGTCAAAAGAAGCTTCTGTTGCTTATGGCTTCCAAGAAATCTTCATTGACGGTTACTTATTATCTGTTAAGAAGTACTCTCAATTCAACAGTGAGGTTACAACTGGTTTAACTCCTAACGTAGATTACTTCCGTAATTTTGGTTTAATCTATCCAATGGGTGAAACTAAGGATGCAAAAACTGCTCAAGCTTACAAGAACATTACTATTATGTATCAACAACCTCCTGTGGGTGGTACTGTTGGTAACGGTATTCGTGTATGGCAATTTGGTGGTGGATCTCCTAATCCTACAGATGGTACAATGACTAATCAAATCGCAATGATCACTTATCGTGGTACTCGCGTTTGTGCAGCAAATCAGTTTATCATTCTTCAAGGTAACTAATAATTAATTACCTTTAATTAATCGGGTAGCGGCAACTTTATTGATTGCCGCTACCTATTTTAAACATATAAAAACCATTTTATGGCTCGTTTAAAGGCAGTTGGCATACAAGAAGCCAATTTTTCACAACAAAGTGAAGCAGTACAATCAAGACAATACGAAGAATCTACAGCAGCGCTTAATGATGCTCCCGTAGCTACCGGTAATACTTTTAAAATTTTCAAATTATCAGATACTAAGAAAAATGGTAAATACCATATGGAAGGTATTGATGATGTTTGGAATGAAAAGAAAGGTAGAATGGAGAGAATTAGACTTTTGAGAGGTTACCCTAGTATTTGGGTAGAAGATCAAAAAGGGCTAGAAAAGTCATTTGTTGAGCAAAACAGAAGAAGTCTTATTTTTGACAGAAGGGTTTTAAGAGTAGCAGAATATGATGTAGAGGCTCTTGAATTTCTAAGTCTTTGTAATGCAAATCTTGATAATCCTAATAGAAAAGGTACAAGAAAAGTTACATTTTTCCAATGGAATCCTCAAAGAACAGCGGAGCTTGAACGCGCTAAGAGAGTTGCTAAAGTTGAAGCTATTAAATACGCTTCATTAGCTTCTGACGAAGATATGCGTAAGCACTGTAATTATCTTGGAATTTCATTTGTAGATGAATTAGGTATGCCTAAATCACTAGAAGCATTAAGAAATGACTATGAGCTTTACGCTGAAGCGCAACCTAATAAGTTTATGCAAAGCGCTGGTTCTAAAGAGGTTGAAATTGCTTTCATTGTTAAAAAGGCATTGATTGACAATAAAATAGACACTACTACTAAGAAAGGTTCAGCTTATTGGTCAGGTGACGGTGGTTTTATTTGTAAGATACCTTCAGATAAAAAACCACAGAATTACTTGGTTGATTTTGCAATGTTCCCTCAAGATGAAAGTAAGGCATTTTTAGAGCAATTAAAAAAGCTAGTTTAATACTATCCCCCTTAATAAAAGAAGCCCCCGTAGCCTAAAAATTACGGGGCTTTTTTATTAGTTTTTCGTATATTTGTTGTATAACTTATTTCAATGAATGTTAATGATATGTATCGTATTTGCCAATATGCGGTTAATAAAGCGCAGAATGGCTATTTGACTCCATCGGAGTTTAATCTGACTATAAATCAAGCGCAGATTTCATATCAAGATTATTTATTGGGTGAATTTCAGCAATATCAATACGGAAGGCCTCAAGCTAGAATTAATTATAGTCAAAATGAAAACACTAGACAAAGGTTAACTCCTTTGATTACAGAATCTACTTTGACTATAAATAGCGGAACCGGAGTTGCTCCAGCACCGGCAGATTTTTTACAAGTTGATGCTATGTGGAAGTCTGATGGATTGCATAGAATAAAATTTGTTTCTCAAGATAAATTGTATTCTTATTATAGCAGTCAAATTGATCCAATTGCGGATAATCCAATATACTTGTTAGAAAACGATCAATTTCAGTTTTATCCTAAAACATTAGGTACGGCTGTTTTGTCTTATGTAAAATCTGCACCGGATATTGTATGGGGATATACAACTGTAAGTGGCAGACCTGTTTATAATGCTGGCACAAGCGTTCAGCCTGTTTGGGCAGAGATAGATATTCTTGAAATTATTACAAGAGCGTTGAAATTAGTTGGATTAAATCTACAGGATGGTGCAGTAATGCAGTATGCTAATCAAATAAACCAAACTGGACAATAATGACTAGGTATCAATTAATAGAAAGAGTATTAAGGCAAATATATAACGGGCAGCCGTCTGATGATTCTAATATCACATTTGGATTGGTTAATCAATGGTTAAATGATGCTATTGGGGCAGCAGCTAAAAAGAATTATACAGACAACATTCAAATGGATGGCGTGTCTTATATAAATAATTCATTTTATACTACTTTTAAGAATTTAGATATATATGCTGAAACAGTAGACAATGTTACTTATAGGGTTGATTTACCGTCTATACCTGTTGCACTAGGAAGAAATGAAGGTGTTGCTACATTACAGTTCGTAGGAGATAAAAAAACCTCACAAACAGCAATACCTTTAAGTATGAATCAGGTAGCTTATCAAGAGCAATTAAGACCTATCCAAAATAAAATAGCCTACTGGATTGAAGGTGAGAATATTTATGTAAAAAGTTCAATACCTTTAACATCATATAAAGCAACTTTAAGAATGGTTAGTGGAGGTGATTCAACAGATTTAGATTCAACATTGATAATTCCTGATGATTATATGCCAATAGTTATTGATTATATTAAAAATCAATTGGTATTTGAAAAATCAAGACCTATAGATCAAAGTAATGATGGCGTAGATAATAATAACTAAAAATAACAACCAATGAAACCAATTAGAGATTTTGTTTTAGTAAAACCATTTATGGCTGATGAAATTACAGAAGGCGGATTATTTATCCCTGAAGGATTTAGGGAGAGAAGTAGCAAAGCAAAAGTAATTTCCGTAGGTCGCGGAACTGCTAAAGTGAAAATGGAAGCGAAAAAAGATGATTGCATTTTTCATATTAAGGGAGCAGGGGAGCCTGTTGTTGTAGATAATGAATTGCATTTTTTGATTCGCCATAACGATATATTAGCTTATTTTTCAAATAATTAAAAATGTCCCAAGTAAGAAATTACATAACATTAGATTCAGTTATCAATGATTACATTGATGAAAGTGAACAGTCAGTACACAAATACGCTAAGTTATATAATATTGCTGTGCGTGGTATGGAGAAACTTGGTCTTGACTTTTTTTACAAAATAAGAACAGTTAAGGTACCTGTTGACACTACTAATTATACTGCACAGTTGCCTAATGATTATATAAGCTATACTAAGATAGGTGTATTAAACTCTGTTGGAGAAATTATCCCATTGAAGTTTAATAGTAAAATGACATTTTATGGAGATCAACAGCCAAACAGATTGGCTTTGACTCAAGATGATACTTTGGCAACATGGTATCAAACAGATTTGCCTTTATGGTTTAATTATTGGGATGGATATGGTTTTCAGAATATTTATGGATTACCTAGCGGCTCTCCATTTGTTGGTCAATTTAATATTGATGATTCAAATGGTGTGGTTCTTTTAAATCAGTATTTTTATTATTCTTATTTGATGATAGAATATTTATCTAGCGGTAATCCAGAAGAAACATTCTCTATACCTATTCAATTTAGAGAAGCATTGCTTGCATGGATTTCTTGGAGAGATATTGCTTCTATGCCATCTACCAGAAGAGGTAATTTAGGTGATAAGAGAGATAGAAAGCAGGAATTTTATAATCAAAGAAGAATAGCTAACGCTCAATTTAAGCCTTTATACTTAATGCAAGGATATGAATTGAATTTAGATACCCAAAGAATGACTGTTAAGGCATAAGATATGATAATAAATACTCCTTTTAGTGGAAAATTAAACCTAGATGATGCGGAATACAGAATCAATAATAATGATTATGTAGATGCATTAAACGTCACAAAAGACGCACAAGGTCGTGGTCAAGATAGAGTAGTTTCTAATATTTTAGGCAATACTATAATAAGCTACAGTTTGCCAAGTGGAGTAAGTAAAGTTATTGGATTTTATGGAGATAAGGTAAGAAATAGGGCTTATTATTTTATATGGAATAGTGATGGTTTTCATACTATTGCTTACTATGATTTAAATACACAATCAATTGTAACGGTTCTTCAGAGTAAAACAGATAGTAACGGGGTTGATATTTTAAATTTTAATCCTTCTTACAAAGTTTTATCTATTAACATATATTATAGGGATTTAGAAGGAGATTTAATATTCTTTAATGATGGATATAATCCCCCTAGAAACTTAAATGTAAATGATATATATGGCACTAACTGGATTGCGGATTATTTGCTAGTTGCAAAAGCTCCTCCAGTAATGCCTCCTCAGGTTACTTATGAGAATGATACTACAATTACTATTAATAATTTAAGGAACAAGTTATTCCAGTTTTCTTACAGATATGTTTACGATAATTTTGAAAAGTCTGTATGGAGTTCAAAAAGTATAGTTCCGTTGCCTCAACAGCCATCATTAACGCTAACAAATGATATAAGTCCTAATCCTCCAACACCAGCAGACACTTATAACTCAAGAATTGCTGTTAACTTTTCAACAGGAGGCCCTAATGTAAAAGCTATTGAACTTTGTTTTAGAGAAACATTAAGCAGTGGTACTAGTGATTGGTTTTTGATACAATCTTTTGATAAGGCCGCACTTACAATAAACGATAACGATATTTATTATTTTAGATTCTATAATGATACAATATATACGCAAATTGATGTTCTTGAGGCTGACCAATTGCAAGACTGGGTTCCTCAAAGAGCAAATGCATCTGAGCTTGCTAATGGTAATGTATTATTGTATGCAGGTATATTAGAGGGCTATGATAAGACGGCTGTTGATTTAGAAGCAACTACATATTCAACCGCATCAAGTTATTATTATGACCAATGTGGCATATCTTTTTTTGCTGCTGTAAATGGTAACGATAGTGGAGCTGGAACCACAATGGATATATATCTTTATGGTACAGGTACAAATGGTGTGAATGGTAATGTTACCGAATTAAATAATGCGGCAGGAACATATTTTATAAATTCTTTTAGTTCAGGCGGAACTGATTTAAGTACATCTTATGCCACGACAGGGATTACTACTAATTATTTAGTAAGTGATATTTTAGCTGGCATATCTGCTGCTATGGTTTTGGAAGGATATACTCAAGTTTCATTGGTTGGCAATAAGCTTACTATGTCTTTAGCAGGTGGATTTGTATTGACATCAACAGCTTTTGCTACTATACCTGCATTGGATAATGATAATACGAGATTTGCAAATGTTTGGAATGGTAGTTACCAGTACGGTATTCAATACTTTGATGCACAAGGTAGAACTATTGGTACACAAACATCACCAAGTGCGGTAATTAACACACCATCAAGAGTTCTTGCTGATGATTTTCCTTTGGTTAATTTATCTATATTAAATAGACCTCCATTATATGCTTCTTATTATCAGATTGTAAGATCAAATAACACAACTTATAATAAACGTCTTTGTTGGGTAAGTGAATCCGCTTATACCTCATTGCCTTCTGGTGTGGATGGTACTAAGTTTGTTTACATAGGTATTAATAATATTCAAGATTATAATGAACAAATTAGTTCAACCCAAAATGTTGTAGCTTATAATTATACAGAAGGAGATAGAATTAAGTTCATAAGGAGATATGATGTTTCTGGAACAGCTCAAGATATTACTAGTCAATTTGATTATGAAATAGTTGGTACTGTTTCTACAATTGAATATACCACAACAAGTAATAACAATACTAACACATCAGTTGGTAATTTCTTAAAATTAAGATACCCAACTAGTGACATTGATGCAACATTTCAATTTCCGGGTACAGAAAATTTTCAGCACTACGAAATATTATTATATAATTACACCAATAATGCTTCTTCAACTCAGAGGTTTTTCTATGAGTTTGGAAAGCAATATGGCATTGGTGATGTAGGTTTGCCAACAAGGTATCATTTTGGTTTAACAAAACTTGCTAATGGCGGAGCAACTCTTGCTATTAATAATGGAGATTTGTTTTATAGACTTAGAAATGTACCATTTAGTGATAAATATGAATACACATCTGGAGTATTTAGTATTGGAGTAACTGGTGCTTTTGTATCAAGAAGCGTATCATTTCCAATAACAGTTGATACAACTATTGATAATGCCTCGTATAGAATACAAACGCAACCCAATGTTGATGTAGCTTTAACGGGCGCAAGTTATCCGGTTTGGTCCGACACTGGTTATTTTTTCTATAATAAATCAAGCGTTTTAGGAAATGATAGGGTAGTATCAATAAAAGGTTCTTTTGTTATGTCGTCTGATGGTGGTTCTACTTTTTCAGTATATGCTCTTATTGTAACAAACTTAATACCATATGCTGCTAAATTTACAGTTTCATTACTTCCCATAGAAGTAAATGATATAGTTCAAAACACTCCTACAACATTTGCAATTGACAAAAGAATTAGTGTACCTCCAACGGGTAAGGTATATATAGTAGCTAAATCTACAAATGACAGTGTTGGTTCTAATAATATAATTGTTGAGCCAATGACGTTTGAGTTCAATGTATTGAAAGGTGTTACAATTGAAATTATAGAAAGTAGTTTTAATGATACATATAATTTGATTACAAATAGTAATGGTAGAGCTTCAGTAATAGATGAAAATGCTTCTCAAACATATTTTCCTACATTAATTAGATTTGGTCAAGCTTATCAATCAAATACAAATCTTAATGCCACAAATAGATTTATTTATGAAGATTTTGACGAGTATGATAGATCATTTGGTGATGTCTTAAGACTTCATGTTAGAGATAGATACCTAAAGGTTTACCAGAACTTCAAAGTTGGTAATGTACCTATTTTAACTCAGATTGTTAAAGATGTAACCGGAAACCCATTACAAGCTAATAGTAATCAATTGATTAATAAAATTCAGTATTATGCTGGAGATTATGGAATTGGCGATGCTGCCACAAGTCTTGCATGGAATAACTTTGCAGACTATTTTGTAGATAACTACAGAGGTGTGGTTTGTAGACTGGCTCAGGATGGAATAACTCCAATTAGTATTACTAATAATACAAATGCTTTCTTTGTAGCTACTTTGGCTGCCTATAGGCAAGATTTAAATAATGGGGTACCTGCAACTGGGGCTGTATATTCTGGAAATCCTTGTATTTATGGTGTGTTTGATGCTAATACCAACAAGTATATTATTGCAATGGAGGAAATTAATAGGTATTTACCTCCTTCTACAACTACTACAACTTCCGGTCCTACAACAACAACAACTTCAACCACTACAACAACTACAACGGCGGCACCGACTACAACGACTACCACAAGTACTACCACAACTACATTAGCACCAGCAAGCACAACAACTACTATAGGTCCAATATAAAATTTAATTAAATGGCAAATACATTATATTTTCATCAAGATCCATTTACAATATGTTTTTCAGAGCCTGATAATGCTTTTGAATCATTTTACTCTTATCACCCTGAATTTATGGGTGAGGTAAATACTACCATGTTTACGTTTAAGAATGGCGGTATCTGGAAGCATGGAACGAGTCCTTATTGTAATTTCTATGGAGTTCAATATAACGCATCAATAACTCCAGTATTTAACTCAAATTCATTGGATAAAAAGACTTGGGTTTCTGTTATGGAAACGGGGAACACAGTATGGGCTTGCCCGGATATATATACCCAGATGGAAAGTGCCGGTACTAGGCAGGATAGTGAGCTTTTAGCAACAGACTTCCAAGACCTAGAATCCGAGTATCATGCTTCATTTTTAAGGGACTCAAATAGTCCCGGCGGCCTGATTGAAGGGGATAGCCTGAAGGGTAATTATATGGTTATAAAATTTGAGAAAGCAAGTGCAAATTCTTTCGTATATTTGAACAGCGCAACGACTAAATATATTAATTCGCCATTAAATAATAGGTAATGATTATTAGGGAAAATGACAGTATAGTTGATAATTTAGAAGCAGCTATAATGGAATGTCCTAATGAATTAATAGATGCGCCACTGGTTCATAAATTTACGGATGGTATGTATATTAGAGAAATATTTATGCCAGCCGGTTCTTTATGGACAAGTAAAATACATAAAACGGAGCATCCGTATGTTGTATCTTATGGTAAAGTGGTTGTATCAGTAGACGCGCAAGAGTGGTATGAAATAACGGCTCCTTATACTGGTATTACAAAACCCGGAACAAGGAGAGTTTTATTTATATTGGAAGATTGTATTTGGACTACATTTCACAGAATAGATGGAATGAAATCTGATTACAATGATTTAAGTGAAGAAGAAATAGTGAAGATAGTAGAGGGGATAGAAGATAAAATATTAGAACCACATATAAATCTTATAACAGGCACTGATATTGGTAAAGAATATAAAAAAATATTGAATAATACTAAAAATTTAGAATTATGAGTTTTGCAGCATTAGGAGTCGCCGGTACAATTGCAGCGGCAAGTTCGGCGGTATCCATTGGCGCAGGAGCATTTACAGCAGCTAAAGCGCGTAAGCAACAAAGAAATGCTCAGGCTGAACTTGATAGATTATCCCAAAATTCTCCATTAAAAAAAGAAAGCAAGGGTGTTAATGATTATTATCAAGAAGCCCTGAATAGATATAAGGAAAATCCTTATCAATCAGCCGCATATCAACAAGCTATGCAAAATGCTAGAAGAACAACCGCTTCTGGATTAAGTGCATTGCAAGATAGAAGATCTGCTATTGGTGGTATATCTAAATTAGGGGGTATAGAAAGAGGCGCTTCTCAGGGTGCTATTGCTCAAGGAGAACAAATGAAAGCTCAAAGATTTAATCAATTAGGTCAAGCTACTCAAATGAAAAAAGGAGCAGAAGATGAATTATTTGATATTAATAAAATGACTCCATATCAACGTAAACTTCAATTAGAGCAAATGAAGGGAGCTGCCGCAGGGGAAAGATATAATGCAGGTATGCAGATGATAGGACAAGGATTAAGTTCAGCTAGTACTTATGCTACTGCTAAATATAAAGATAAATAATAAATACTTAATAAATGGCAAGTACAGGATTATTGGGTATAAACCCATATAGAGGTGGAAATGTTGCAATAGATATTACATCTAGGCCTCTTCAAACATTTTTACAAATTCAGCAAAAAAAAGAAGCTCAAGCTGAAGCTACAGAAAAGTATTTTAAAGATTATGAGAAATCCTTAAATCCTGCTGGTTTAGGTGCAGAAGAAGTTAAAATTTTTGCTAATAAATTGAAGCAAGTGCAAGATTTTGGGTTAAAAAATAAACAATTAATTAATAATCCTTCAAAATACGGTTATGATGCCCAATCAGAATTAATGGCCGGTTTTAAAGACTTACAAACATTTATTGAAGAATCAAAAAAAGCGACTGCTGAAAGAAAGGCTTTGGTTGATTTTTTTAATCAAAATAAAAAATCAGGGAAGCGAATTTCTGATGATTATTTAGAAGTTTATAAAAATGCATTTTTGCCTGTTGGTTCTGGTTATGTTGCTCCAGATTATTCTAAGATAGCAGTATATGATCCGCATGATGACTTAGACTTTAGTGATAAAACTTGGAGAGGAGTACCTTTACCTGTAACAGCGGATTTTATAGAGCAAGAGATTGGAGGTAAAAAAACAGGTCGCGTAAAGCCAATTGAAATTGAAACAATAACACCAGAAGTTGCAAAAACTTATGCACAAAGAGCAAGAGGTTATTTTAGATCTAAAAAGGGTACTGAAGAGCAGTACAATGAATTGATTAAAGATGTTGATTTTGTTAATCAATTGAATCCTGTTTACAAGAAAAATTTTGGAGTAGATATAAAGAATGCAGAAGATTTAGCAGTTGCTTATGGTTTAGCTACTAAACAACCGCAAATAAAGGAAAAAGGTGGTTTTGATTTTACAAAAGAATATTATTTCAAGGAAACTCAAAAAAGAGCAGATGTTAGAGCAGCTTTAGCTAGAATAGCAAGTAGAACTGGTGCGCCTCCGGAAAGAGGTAATTTATTTGATGATATACCAGATGTTAAATTCAAAAGTGGTAATTATATTAGAAATGGCCAAGCTTACGATAAAAACGGAAATCCTTATAATGGTAAAATCAGGGTAGCGAAAGAAAATTTATCAGCTGAATTATTTAGTGTATTAGGTAATCCAAGAGTAAAAGAATTTGACATTACTTTTGAAAACGGTACCCCTGTTAATTATTCTAATGAAAAATTCGGTGTTTTAAATAGACAAGGAATGTATAACTATCAATTAAAATATGATAGTGAACCAATTAAGGGAGAGAAAATGGATTTTGGACCACCCGCTCCAGCTACCGGTAAAAAGAAAAAAGCTTATTAAATATGGCAGATAATAAAGTACAACCAGATCCGATAGTTCGTCTTTATAATAACATAAAAAACGAATATGATCTTCCAGATTTCAATACCTTTAAGGCAGACATGTCTGATTCTAATAAGGCAAAAAGATTGCATGCTACATTGGTTAATGATGGCTATGAAGTGCCTCAATATGATGTGTTTTCTGTAGACATGGGCTTAAAAAAAAAAGCCGGGAATTCAGCATCTTTGGGTATGTTATCACCATCACCAAAAGAACCTAACTTTTTACAGCAAGGCCAAAAAGTGGCTTCTGGAGGTATTTTTAAAGACATTAGTGCGTCTGTTCCAAAGAGCGTAGCGCAGCCTGTTGTAAAAACTACACTGAAAGATGCTGCATTAAAAGATAAGAACAATAACAATAGCTATTTAGCTGCTCTTTATAATGGTGTGGTATCAAGTATGGAAACAATAGCAGGAGGACCATACAGGTTAGCCGCAAAGTTTGATTCTAGTCCAGTTTCTATGATACAAGAAGCTGTAGATAAAGCGGCTTCTAGTGTTACCGGAGTAAACTATGAGGCACTAAGGGAAAAAGAAGCAACAGATAAAATTAAGAATTTTGTAGGTAAAGCTAGATCTAGTGCATCTTCTAGGGAATATGAAAAAGGTTTAGCAGAGGGTTTTGATATTACAAATGGAATAGGTTTAGATGATATAAGTGGTTTTGTAGCTGTTTTACCAAAGATGCTTACTGATATTGGTTTTGGTGTTGCAACAGGTGGTACAAGTTTTGCTATTCAAGGATATGATGATGCATTGTCTACAATAGATAATATTCCGGAAGCTAAAAATATGAGCGAAACAACTAGAACCGCCTTTGGTTTTGGTGGCGCTATTATATCAGGTGTTTTGGAAAAACTTGGTATGGATAATATACTTAAAAGCGGTACAGCTACTAAATATGTTACGGCTAAAATATTAAAAGAAACAGCCGGAGAATTAGCTAAGAAAGGAGTGAAGGTTACAGCAGAGCAATTTGAAAAAGCTGTTGCTAATAAGGCTACTCAAATGCTTACTAAAACAGCATTAAAAAATACTGTAAAAGCTGGTGTAAAAGCTGGTAAAGGAGAAGCTATTACTGAAGCTACTCAGGAAGGAGCTATGGATTTAATGAAATTAGCTGCAAACCAAATAGAAAATAAGGAAATATTTAATGAAGAAGAATTAAAAAATACGGCAGCATCTAGGTATTTAAACGCTGCTGCAATGGGTGGTATTTTTGGTGGTGGAGTAAGTATTTTTTCTTCTAGAGTTAAAAATGTTCAAAAGCATATAGAAAATGAGGTAAAAAATGCTAAATCACAAGAAGATATAGATAATCTTGTTAATGAGATAAATCAAGGTGTTGAAGATGGTGTTATTTCTCAAAATGATGCAGAACTTTTTAAATCAATGGTTGATGAAAATGTATCAAAGCCATCTAGTTTAGATATTAATAATGAAAAAGAAGTAAAGTTAGCTGATATAGATGAATATATAAATTCATTAGATAAAAGAGATAGATTATATAATGATAAATTAAATGAATTAAATAAAGAGAAAAATGAAATAAATTCTTATTATGATAATTTATTAAAAAAATCTCAAGAAGATGAAGAAATACCTTTTGATGATGGGAAGTCTGTTTCTGAAGAAAACAAAACATTAGATGATGAATTAAGGACAGCATTGGATTATAGATTTTATGAAAAAGGTCTTGATTCAGGAGATGAATGGGAGCGTGAGGATTCAAGAAGATTCTTAGCAGATCCAAAAAAATATTTTGAAAGCAAAATAGAGTTTGCAAAAGAATCTCTTTCAAATAATCCAAATGATGAGTCAGCTAAAATGCTCCTTGAGGATAATACGGAGAAGCTTAGAGTTTTTAATGATATAACCAATAAGTACAAACAAAATGTTGTCCCAGATCAAGTAGCAGGGGTAGAACCTGTAATAAAAGAAGAAGCTATCCCTTCTGAAGTTAAAGTAACAGAAGAAGTTAAACCAACTGAATTTAAAGTAACAGAAGATGTTAAACCAGATGTTTATAATTATCAAGATTCTAATGCAGAAAAAATAATTAGTGATAAAAACTCTTGGAATGGTGGTGTATGGAGATATAAGCTTGAAAATGCTGGTGATATTCTAAGAGAATTGTCAAAATATAAAAATACATATTTAGATCCTAATTATATTTATGAAAAAGTAGATATGATTAGAGATTGGATTGATAAGCATAAAGAAAGACCTATTGCTTATGAAGATAGTTTTGATGCATTAAAAGAAAGAGATTTTGATACATTAAATAAATTAAAAGAATCTTACGAAAAACAACCTGTTTTAACTGAGGCTCAGCAAAAAGCAAAAGAGTTGATTTTAAATATAATTGATGGAGATTTAAATAAAGCAGAAAAGCAAATAGAATATTTTGAAAGTTTTAAAGGACCTGATGCATTTAATAAATTAAAAGAAGTTAATTTATATCCTGAACAAAAAGAAAAAATTAAATTAACAGAAGAGGTTCAACCAACCGAAGCAAAAGTAGCTAGTGACTTAGTTAGTGTTTCGGTAGCCCCTTACTATGATACGCAAATAGTAGATTTATCTGATGCATCTAAATTAAGAGAATCTGAAGGATACAAGAAGCATATTCAAATGCTAAAAGATGTAGCAAAAAAAATGGGATTGGAGATAGATTCTATTGATAATACTATAGGAGGGTTTGAAAATAAAGATGGTAATAGAATAACAGAAATATCAAATAGAGTAAAATTAAGAACTAATGATTTAGATGTAGCTGAAAGATATGCAGCAGTTGCAGGGGCATTAGCGCATGAGGTTCAAGAAGCTACTATTGCTGCTAGGTATGTTAAACATGGTGATAAAAATCAATCAGCAATAGAGGCTGAAATTAAAGTATCTGACTTAAAAAGTACAGTAAAAGCATTAAAAGAGGCCGGTATTAACGACTTTGAAATCAATGAAAATGATAATTCTGTTAAAATTTTAGACTTTGATAATGGTAAAAACGAAGATTTTAACAATAAAATGCTTAGTTTTGCTGACCTACTAGATAAAAACAATGTAAAATATGAAACAGAACATCACGCAATTGAATCAAGATATGTTGATCCAGAAAGAAGGTCCGAGCTACTTAAAGAGGCTAAACTCCAAGCAGAGCGACAAGAAGGTGGGGCAGAGCTTCGTGACATTTACGAAAAATCAAAAGCAAAAAGCGAAGAGTTCTTAGGTAAAAAAGAAGTTCCCACTGAAATACCAGAAGAAGTTTATACTCCTATTGTTAATAGGATCAAAAAAGGAATAGAAAAACTTTCTACAACAGCTAAAGTAAGTGTTTTAAAAGGTAAAAACTTTTCTAAAGCACTTGATGAAGCCATTAAAAATGGTAAAGTTAATTTACAATCTTGGGGTGGATTTGAGAAAAAAGGTTTTGAAGAATCACCACAATGGCAAAAGTTGATTGAAGATGGTACTGTAAAATTAAACTTTGATATAAAAGGTTTAGAGGGTAAGCCAGTAGTGGTAATTAACCCTGATAATATGCTTACCGGTGCGGTTCTTACAAAGAATGGTAAGCCAATAATAGATGGTAATGGTGGCATCAATTTTGTTACCAAATTTGGTGACGTTTGGGCATCATCTGATAATGCTACAGCAAATACATTAGCAAAATACATAAATGAAGCAAGAGCAAAAGATATTGCTGCTGGAGGTGATGGCACAGTTCATGTTGTTGTTACAAAAGGAGATTTATCAAAATCTTTGACATCTCATACTGGCGCTAAAGCCGCAATGAAAGTGTTAGAGTATTTAGTTGATAAAAAATATATTTCATTAGCTGATTTTAGAAAAGCTTTAACTGATGTAGGTAGAAAGTATAATATTGATCTTGATGGTAGATTAGATGCTAAGTCAATACATGATGACATCGCAAAGAAGTTTTTTGGTGTAAATGATTCAACTTTCTCAAAAAGAGGGTTCTTTGTTCAGGATATTATTGACCATCTAGCTAAAAATAGCAAAAGTGCTAAAGATAATATCAGTAAGATAAGAACAATGCTTAATACAGAAGCATTACCACAATCTACAGAAAGAAAAACAGGAGAGATTAGCTTTGCAAAAGAAGGTATAATAGATGCCATTGGCCATTTGTTGTCAGATAATATGACAGTTGGTGTTAAAAATAGTGAAGCTTACGCTACAATTGAAATAAAACATCCTGTAGAAGTAGTTAATTTAAATAAGGAAGAAGGCGGCCATGAAAGTTATCCTTTCCATTTAAGACAAATAGATGAAAATGGTAATAAAGTAAAACCTGTTTTAAATGTTCTTGGAAAAGCTCAGCATGTTACTGATATATTAAATGATGCAAATAATCAAAAAGTTGATAAGAAAGGTGGTGCCGGTAAATTTGGTAGCAATCAAATTGGTATGGCAAAAGGTTTTGTTAAACCAGCAGCTGAACAGCCTTCAGGGGTAAACATGATGACTGATGCTACAGGTAGAATTTATGGTTTTGAGCAAAATGGTAAAATTGTATTAAATGCTGATTTAATGAATGGTAATACACCATTCCATGAAGCAGGACATTTATGGTTAAATTGGGCAAAAGAAAATAGATCTGATTTGCATGATGCAGGTATAAGAAAGATAGAGAACTCTAAATACCTACAAGATGTTAAAAATAACAAGGTTTATCAAGAAAATGCAGCTAAATTACCTAAAGGAGAAAGAGAAGCTTATTTCAAAGAGGAAGCTCTTGCAAAGGCTATTGGTGATAATGGTGAAAGATTTGTAAACGAGGCTCAAAAATCTGATTTTAGAAAGTGGATTAAGAATTTATGGGAAACTATTGCTACTCATTTTGGTCTTAGAGGTATGACTGCTGATGAAGTATCTAATTTGACATTAGATGAGTTTTCTAAAAAAGTAGTTGCTGATATTATAAATGAGCAAAAAGGCGGAAAAGAAGTCCAAAAAGAAAAAACTACACAAGAAGTCTATAAAGACTTAACCAGAATTGAGAAAAGACAAATAATAAATAGTAAATTTGACGAATTAATAAAAGAACTTAAAATAGAGAAAATATGTCCAACCTAAAATCATTATTAAGCCCCTCAATGAAAAAGGGCATGCAAGATGCGGTATATATAGAGTTATATCAATCTAACCTATGGAAGAGCCTAGCTAATCAATTACAAAGATTAGGTCTTTTTGGTAGCCAAAAGTATTTTTTAGCAGAAAGTGCTGAAGAATTAACCCATTACCAAATGCACGTTGAGTTCATGAATGATATGGGTGATTGCGCAGAGCTGCCAAAAATTGATGCAATTAAGGATAAAGTAACCGATATTGGGGATGCTTTAGAGATTGGTTACAATACAGAATTGGACGTATATAATCAATATAAGGACTTCTATCAGCAAGCAGAAGATGAAGATGTTTCTGTAGCTCAATATATTTTACAATTCATTGAAATTCAAAGAAAAGCAGTAGGTCATTATGGTGATTTACTTGCTAAGTATAGAATAGCTGAACAAACTAAAGAAATCCTTGAATTTGACCAACATATATCTGAATTATAATGGCACAAAACCCTTGTAAATATATTATTCAAATTAAGCCCGGTGAGTTTAAAGAAATGACTGAACGGGAGCTTAAAGATTTTCTTTTAAGTCAAGATTTATCTAATTTAAAATCTATCCAAGATGCCATACAAGAGCGAAGCGCAGAGGAAGAAGTTTCACGTCCTACTGGAGCAAGGAAAAATATCACCGAAAGTAGTGAAAGAGTACGATCAAGCCAGCAAAGGGCTGAAGCTACCGAAGAAGCTCAAAGCAATGAAGAAGCCATAAGAGGTATTACCAAAGCAGAAATTGAGCAAAGAAGGTTAGAAAATGGATTGCCAGAAATTGAAGGCAGAATTGTTACCGATGCTGAAATAAAACAGCAGGCTGCCGAGCAGATGGCAGCTGGTTATGATGTTGATGCTTTAATTAGGAGAATGGAGCAAGGGGAAGGAACAAGTGCTGTTGAATCCGAAATATTAAAGATTTATGCGGCTACACTAGACAAAGCATTGGTTGAAGATCCATTCAATAAAAAAATACAGAGGGATTTAGCTAGATTTACTGAAGCTAAGTTGATTTCAGCTGCTACAATGGGTAGAGATTTTAGAGCGTTACAGGGTACTGCTTATGCTCCGTTAGAGCAATTACAAACACTTAGTGATTATGTTACAGTAGTAAGAGAAGCTAATGGTGTAGATGAGTTGACCGATAACCAAATGAAAAAGGTTATTGATGATTATGAAAATATTCAAAAAGAGGTTGAAAAGCTAAAGAAAGAAAAACAAGAGCTAGAAGATTTAAACGCAAGTTTATTAGCGGAGCAAGAGTTTGCTAAAGTAACCATTGAAACGAAAAAAGAAAAGAAAGAAAGGGTTCCTAAAAGAGATTATAAAAAAGAAAGGGAAGATGTAATTAGTGAAATAAAAAAGAAATTAAAAGAGTCAAGAGGTGGAGGTGAATTGTATTCAATGCCAATACCATTCAAGCCTATAGTTGATTTTGTTAAAATATCTCCAGACATTGCTAAGTTAGTAAAGATATATGCAGCAGAAGGAGTTAATAAACTAGACGATGCCGTTAATAATGTTTATGATTTATTAAAAGATGAAATTGAAGGATTGACGAAAAAAGATATTGTAGATGTAATTGCTGGTAAATATAGAGAGAAAGAAAAGAAAGACATAAATGCAGCTAAAGCTAATCTAGCAAATATAAACAAAGAAGCTAAATTGGCTTCTGCAATATATGATTTGAAATATGGTCCAAAAGTAGATTTGCCAGAAAAAAAGCAGGTTCAAAAAAATGCAGAAATATCTGCAAAAGAAAAGGAGCTTAGAGAATTAAGAAAAGAATCTGGTTACTATGATGAATCTAAGTTAAAATCATTGATTGCTAGAAATGAGGCTAAGGCGAATGAAATAAAAAGAAAAATTGAAAATAAAGAATTTGAGCCTACTGAAAGACCTGAATCATTTATAGAAAATCCTGAGCTAAAAAAGAAATATCCTTATTCATATAATAAATACCTAGACGGATTAAATAAAATTGATGAAATGAAATATCAATTTTTAATGGCCGCTGAAAAAGATAAGTTAGAAAGAGAAGGTAAGTTTGGTAAAGCAAAGCAATTAGGTAAAGAGTTTTTAAATACCGTAATGGCTTTAAAATCTGGTATAGATAACTCAGCTGTATTTGTTCAAAATGCTTCTGTAATGTTAGATCCAGAGTCATGGGGCATTAAAATTAGGAAACAAAAAGGAAAGTCTGCATTAAATCCTTTTGCTTATAAGATTAATATAACTAAAGAAAAACCAGCTCTACAAGCTCTTAAATTCCAAAAAATGGCATTTGCGAGTGAGGCTGCACTTAGAAGAAGATTACTTGAAATATATGATAATAAGCCTTTATGGAATATGATTGAAAATTCAGGGCTTGATATATTAGATCCAAAAGGTTTTAAAACTAAACTAAAAGAAGAATCTTTTGGGAAAAGAAATTTACTAGAAAGAGTTGGTGCCGATAAGTACTTAACAGCTCCATTTGAAAGATTGTTTTCTGGCTTCAGTAACGAAATAAGACTTTCTCTTTTTATACAAGGTTCTCAAGAATTAATGGACCAAGGTAAAACAATTGAGAATAGTTTAAAGGATTATCAGGACTTAGCAAGTAAGGTTAATAACCTTACAGGAAGGGGTGAAACAATGTTTAAAAATTCTAAAGGATTTTTAAATGCAGCTCTATGGTCACCTAAATTATTATCATCAACCTTAAATAAATTGGGTTTAAGTGACCTTATTTCTAATAAGTTATGGGGTAAAAAAGATAGCAAAGGCAGACCTATGGGTTATTACAGTGCTATGAACCCGGAAGGTAGAGCAAAAGCCGTTCAAGCAACAGCAAGAAGTTTATCAACTGTATTTTTAATTATGGCAGCTGCATCTTTGCAAGATGATGTAGAAGTAGATGCTGATCCAGAAAGCGTTACTTTTGGTCAAATAAAGAATACTAAAACAGGGTGGTCTATTAATTTGTTAGGACCATACAGCTCTGTGGTAAGATATTTGACATTATTATTGACTGCGACAAAAAAAATGACGACTGGGGAAACTAGAAAAGCTGATATAGTGCAAGAAAGCTATAAATTCTTTAGAGGTAAGGCAAATCCATTAGTTGGTCTAGGTGCAGATATTTTTACTAGAAAAACATTTACTGGCAAACCTTATGATTATAGTAATCTTCCTTCAGACTTATTTGAGCCATTATTTGTTCAGGATTTAAGAAAGGCATATAAAGCTTCTGGATCTGAAGCGTTTTTATATGCTATTCCTACTTTTTATGGCTTAAAAGTTCAAAATGAGAAAGCGTTTGATGAAAGGGATATGAAATCATTATTAAACAATAATTTATCATCATCTTCAATGGATAGATTTGCTATGTCCAATTATAAGGAAGGAGGAAGGAAGATAACAAAAAGTGAGTTTGACAATTTTGCTAAAGAAAATGATGCTTTATTAAAGGAATTTATTGAAGAAATACATAAAAATGGTTTCCCTGTAGCTGATGATAAAGGTAATATAGTTTATAAAAAAGTTGAAGGAGAGGGGCCAGATGTCGCTACAAAACAAGAATTGGCCGATGAGCTTAAAAGATTAAAAAGTTATGCTACAAGGGAAACCAAATTAAAGCTATTTGGTCAAAGAGAAGCAGAGGATCCAGATGTTCTATACGATTTAAGAGAAGCTAGAGCGGACCAAGGAATTGGTAAGGAACAGGAATAAATTTGCTAAATATAGCTATATTTTTCTTATATTTGGTGTAAAATTTAAAGCAAATGCCTCTTGTACCTAATTTTACGGCCAGTCAGTTTAGTGGCACTCCGTCAGTTATTACATTAACAGATACAAGCACTGGTAGTGATGGTACCATTGCCTCTCGTAGAGTATATTTATTACAAGCTAATGGTACGTTCTTAGTGCCTGCTGGAACCACTACAGATTATGTAGTTTGGAATTTAGCTAATACAAGTATTGATTTGGATGTGTTATCTCAAGATTCTGCATTAAGTATTACGGTACAATGGTTAACATCTGCAAATGCGGTGGTGACATCTAAAACAATTTCATTCGCATTTACGGCATATAATGAAACTTTTTATTACGGCTTAACTGAAAGTCAAGTTGCAAATTCTAATTTGTCTGCAAGCACCAACTGGTACCAAACGAAACTAGTATTACGAGTTGAAATTGATAGTGCAGATCAGGCAATTACATTTGCTTCTGATATTTATTCAGCACAAGCTGCATTAAACAGAGCAACATACATATCTACTAACCAAGCTTTATTCTTCTAAATATGTTAGATCCACAAACAACAGTATCAATAGCGGAGATTTCGCAATACTTATGGAATGACGCAATACCAAAGCAAAATGCTTTCTTCAATGGAAGTATTGATCCACGCAAGGCTCAGCAGCTTTACATGGAAAGAAAAGCTTTGCAATATGGCATTGACCAACAGTTAAGTGGACTACCCGGAACATCTAATTATGTTTATGCGCTATGTGGTTCTAAACTACAATTAGCAATTGAAATATTAGGAACTGGAACTGGTGGTGGTGGTGTTATCCCCGGCGGTGGTGGTAACTTTAGTGTTTACGAATATTCTAGTAATGCAACTCTTGGTTCATTTACAATTTATTTCCCAGAAGCAATTGGTAAGAGATGCGTAAACGCATTTAGACAAGGTAATAACATTGGTGCCATATTAACTTCAGGTACTCCAACAGGAAACCAAGTTGTATGGGATAAAACAAATGGCTCATTAACAGTAGCAGTTGCATTTTACAGCAATGAATTTGTGAGAGTAGTTGTTCAACAATAAAAATATTTTAAGGTGGCAATACAGAATTTAATCAGCGGTGACTTAAAGTTAAGAGATGAGAATGGTATATTAGTTGCAGTAAATGGTATTGTATCTGCCGATACTTCAGGAACAATAGGTACTTCTGGAAGCAGTGGTACTAGTGGAACAAGTGGAATTGGTGGTACTAGTGGTACAAACGGAACTTCAGGATCAAGTGGTACGTCTGGGACTTCAGGAACTTCGGCTACGGCTGGAACAAGCGGATCTTCAGGTAGTTCATCTACCTCTGGTACATCAGGAACAACTGGAACTTCAGGTACGACAGGTACTTCTGGAAGCTCTGGTACTTCGGCTACTTCAGGGACTTCTGGTACATCAGCTACTTCTGGTACTGATGGTACAGGGGGAACTTCAGGAACAAGCGGTACGTCTGCAACAAGCGGTACTTCTGGTACAACAGGAACTAGTGGAAGCTCTGGAACAAGCGGAAGCAGTGGTACTTCGGGTACAACAGGTACTTCGGGTACTTCTGCTACTTCAGGTTCTAGTGGCACTAGTGGAACTGATGGCACAGGTGGAACAAGCGGTACCTCTGGTACTTCTGGTACATCTGGTACTGATGGTTTTGACGGAACAAGCGGAACAAGTGGTACAGACGGTACAGGTGGTACAAGCGGAACTTCGGGTTTTAGCGGTACAGATGGTACTTCAGGTACTAGTGGAACTTCTGGCACTTCTGGAACAACCGGTACTTCAGGTACTTCGGCTACGTCTGGCTCTAGTGGAACTAGTGGTACAGATGGAACTGGTGGTACTTCGGGTACGTCTGGAACTTCAGCGACATCTGGTTCTAGTGGAACTTCAGGAACTAGCGGTATAACGGGTACTTCAGGAACTAGTGGAACAACAGGAACTTCTGGAACAACAGGAACATCTGGTACTAGCGGAACGGCAGGCACTTCGGGTATTAATGGTGTATCTGGAGGACTTGTATACTATCTAAATCAATCTTTAAATACAAATACTGCTTTTGGTACTCCGACATATAAGCAATGGTCACCTACAGCAGTAGTGGGAGCAGAGCAAACTGTAGTTACAAATGTAGCGCCAAGCACAAGAACATTAATTGCAACTTTTGCAACTGACTCAGGTGTGCCTAATATAACAAGCATACCTGCTGGTAACTGGGCTTGGGTAACACACTTTTCTATTAATACAAATAGAAACGTAGCAGTAGATGTAGAGCTTTATAAATACACAACGGGTGGTGTTTCAACACTTCTAGGTACTACAAACCTAGATACCGAGTCTATGTCAACAAATGTTATCAGAGAGTTTTTTACAGATTTGTTTTTAGGTCAAACCGCATTAAACGCAACAGATAGGCTTTATTGTCAAATTTATGCTGAATTTAGTGGCAGTGGTGCTAATCATGATATAACTTTTTATACAGAGGGTACGAGTAACTACTCATACGCTCAAACAACATTCAATCCACCAAGTGGTACTTCTGGAACAAGTGGTACATCAGGTGTTGGTGGTACTAGCGGTACAAGTGGTACAACTGGAACATCTGGTACTAGTGGCGTAAGTGGAAGTAGTGGTATAGATGGGACATCTGGTACAAGTGGTACTTCTGGAACTTCTGGAACAAGCGGAACTTCTGGAACTTCAGCAACTGATGGTACTGGTGGTACGAGTGGAACAAGTGGAACGACTGGTACTTCTGGAACTTCGGGTACAACTGGTACTAGCGGTAGTAGTGGAACTAGTGGCTCAAGTGGAGTTAGTGGCTCAAGTGGTATAGATGGAACTTCTGGTACTTCTGGAACTTCAGGGACTAGTGGTGTTTCGGGTTCAAGTGGCGTTTCAGGAACAAGTGGCACATCTGGAAGTAGTGGAATTAATGGAACAGACGGTACATCTGGAACTAGCGGTTCAACGGGAACTAGTGGCACATCTGGAACCACAGGGACTTCTGGTTCAAGTGGAACTAGTGGCTCTAGTGGAACAAGCGGAACCACCGGTACTTCTGGTACTTCTGCAACATCTGGAACTAGTGGTACTACAGGAACAAGTGGAACAGCGGGTTCAAGCGGAACATCTGCAACAGCAGGTACAAGTGGTACATCAGGAGCTGGAACTGTTAGTGGTACATTAAATTTTGTAGGTAAACTAACTCCTAATGGAACTTCTGTAGGAAATAGTTTAATGTTTGATACAGGTGCTGCGGTTTTAATAGGAACACAAACTGCTAGTTCAGGTAAATTTATGGTATATTCTACCACAGCTGATAATCACTATCAAGCTATTGGTTCAGCTCCATCATTTAGATTTGCAGATACCATTACTTCTCCTACATATACAGGTATTGTTGGATTAGCAACAGCGACTAATAATTTTATTACAGGCGCATCAGCAGGTGATATGGTACTTTCTAGTAACACTACCTCATCAGGAAACTTCTTGTTTGGTACAGCTGCTACAGAAAGAATGAGGATTAATGCAAATGGTACAGTTTCTATTGGTGGAACTGGTAATACATATAAACTTGATGTAACAGGTACGGGAAGATTAACGGGACAACTTAGGTTGGAGTCAACAATTACGGACGGAACTAATACATACACTCTACCAAGTGCAACGGGTACTTTAGCTTTAACAAGTGCGTTAAGTGGTTATCTTCCATTAACAGGAGGAACGCTTACAGGTGCTTTAACTGTTACAAGTAATGTAACGATAAGACCTACAAGTGGATATAATGCTTATTTTCAAACAAGCGGAACTGCATTAAGAATAAACTACTTAAACGATGCTTTATCTGCGAATGTAAGTGCGGCATATAGAGCAACAGATTATTCATTCCAAGACGGAAGCGGAAGCGCAATTTTAACTTTAGCATCTACAGGAGCAGCTACATTCTCTAGTACTGTAACTGCATTAAATGCCATCATTAATAATGGAGTAAATAGCACAGATGGTATAAAAATAATAGCTAGTACTACTGCTTCAGTAATGACAGGTGGTATTGAATTTATGAGAACAACTGTAACAGGTGGTTCTAAAATTGAACCATTAAGAGATGCAGCAATTGGTGGTGTAGGATTAAAATTTTTAGTTACTGCTAATAATACGGCTGAAATAAACGCAACTTATACAAATGCTTTACAAATCTTAAACACAGGAGCAGCTACATTCTCAAGTGATGTAACAACAAATGCTACTTACAATATTACAAATGGTCTAAAATTATGGGGTAATCATATTACTACCGAATGGTATAATGGTCCTGATACTGTTTTTGTTAATTATAGAGGATATAATTCTGGCACTACACAATTTAGGAGTTTTGCTATTTATAATGGTAAAAATAGTCAGATTGCTTTATTTGATGGTTCTACAGGAGCAGCTACATTCTCAAGTAGTGTAATTGCACCACAATTTATGGCAAACTTTAGTGGCGGTGGATTTAGAGGATTAGAATATCAAAGTTCAGGTACTATTTTTGGATATAGCAAAGCAGACCCAGGCGGTGGTGAATATAGACATTACATAGGTCCAAGTTCAGGTTGGGGTGGATATATGACATTCTATACTGACAATACCGAGCGTATGCGCATAACAAGTGGGGGGTTAGTGGGTATTGGTACTACATCGCCACAAACATTACTAAGTGTTGAAACAAGTGGAACACAAAATACAGTATCTCCAATTATTACAAGCCAAAGTTTAGGAACTACATATACAGGTATGTATTCTATTAGAGACGGAGCAGGTGACCAAAGAGGTTTATTATTCCAAGTTTATACTGCAAATGTTGGATTAAATGAAAAGATGCGCATAACAAGTGGGGGGTTAGTGGGTATTGGTACTACATCGCCAAGTACAAGATTAGATATTCAAGAAACTTCTGCTGCTACTTATGGTACTATTTCAGTTAGAGGTAATAGCAGAGGTGCAGGAATTGATATGTTTCAAAATAGTACGTTTTTAGGTCAAATGTATGCAGATGGCTCAAGTAATATAATATTTACAAATACAACTTCTGCTACCGAACGTATGCGCATAACAAGTGGGGGCTCAGTTGGTATAGGTACTACTTCTCCAAGTAGAAAACTTGAAGTTTACGCAGTAGACCCATCATTTGCATTAAAGTCAAGCACAACAACAGGGTATAGTGAATTATATTTTGCAGATAGTGCTTCTGATTCTGTTGGTTTTATAAGCTATGCGCACAGTACGGATTCTATGGTATTAGGAACGTCTGGTAGTACACGACTTACAATAGCCTCTACAGGAGCAGCTACATTCTCAAGTACAATAACTGCAACAAGTGGTGTATTAAAAAATAGTTCAGCATCTCCTACATACTTAACTTTAGATGGAACAAATAGAACAAGCGGTAGAAATTACGAAATAGGAACAGGATATGCAGGAGTTGGAAATGATAGATTTTATATTTATGACAATACTGCAAATTCAAGTAGATTAGTAATTGATGCTTCAGGAAATGTTGGAATAGGTACTACAAGTCCTCAAAGACTCTTAGATGTTTCAAACTCAACTTCTGCATATATTAGAGCGACTTGTTCTGGAAGTTCTGTATTCAACGAATTGTATTCTACTTCTTCTGGAGGATTTGTTGGTACAACATCAAGTCATAACCTTTCATTCCAAACCGCTGGGTTTACTAGGATGGCACTAACAAGTGGTGGGTTGTTGTATATTAATACATCATTACAGGTTGGTACAGGCTTTGTATCTCTTGTTTCAAATTTAGCAACAAATACAGCTATTGCAATAAAAAGTACAAACTCAGGTAACTCTGGGACATTTATACAATTTCAGAATACTTCAAATGTACAAGCTGGAGCTATAACTCATACTGGTGCAACAACTGTTGCCTACGGAACATCTTCAGACTACAGGCTAAAGCAAGATTTCCAAGACTTTAATGGTCTTGATTTGCTTAGCAAAATAAAGATGTATAATTACGAATGGAAGGAAGATAAAACTCGTGCTTATGGTGTTATTGCTCATGAGCTACAGCCAATATTAAACTATGCAGTAGTTGGTGTTAAAGATGGTGCAGATATGCAGAGTGTAGATTACAGTAAGATAGTGCCTGTTTTAGTTAAGGCAGTGCAAGAGCAACAAGCTCAAATAAAAGAATTGAAATCACAATTAAATAAATAAAAAATGGCAACAACAGTATTTGAATGGGTTATCAGCCAGTTGAATTGCGCTGTAGAATCAGAAGGTTTACCAGATGTAATCAATGTGATACATTGGAGATATAACGCAACACAAGAACATGATGGGAAAGTTTATTTTGCAGATGTTTATGGTGCATCAAGCGTAGCACAACCAAATCCACAAAACTTCATTCCTTACGCAGATGTAACACAAGCTGAAGTAATTGGATGGTTAGAAGCAATCCTTCCTGTAGCTGATATGCAGGCAAGTCTTGAGGCTAATATTGCTTTACAGATTAACCCTGTTGAAGTGACACTTCCATTACCTTGGCTTGCAACTACTACAACCACAACGACTTTAGCTCCATAAATATTTTTTTTAATTAAATTAATTCAATTAACTTTGTTAAAAATTATATTATGAAATCAATTGAACTAGTAGTAGCTAAAGAAAGTATTGGTGGTAGAGATACCTTTTTAACCACTTATGATTTATTAAAATCAGCCATTAATAATCCAGCACAAGGCGGATTTAATGTTGATGAGATGATCAAAAGACTTCGTTTATTAGGTGAAGTTGAAAAGCACAAAGATTTATTTGAAATTAATTCAGAAGATTTTAAGGATGAGTTTCTTGAAAGAAAAGCCACATTAGAATTAGAAGATGCTGATTTTACCAAGTTAAAAGAACTTTTCAAAGAAATGAAATGGGGAGTGGTATCAAAGACGATTGTTGATTTAAGCAATCAATTAGACAAGTAGTTTTAAAGGTTAGTAATAATAAATTAAGCAGGCTGCGAACCTGCTTTTTTTATTAAAAGTAACGACTAATTCTATTTATTACCATCTCTGCGGTTATTGAAGTCTGGCACTCAAAGTTCTTATTGTAAGGGCACCAGTTCCAATTGCCTTTATCAAATTTTATTTCTGGCTTGTTCCAGCAGCCATGACATACTTTTTCATTTGTGATTCGTATGCAGCTAGTAAGGAACTCGTGATCAAATTCAGTGAAATTACTAATTAATACTACTTGTTTACCTAAAGCCCATGCCAACCAGCTAAGCCCTGAACTTAATCCTACAAAGAACGTGCTATGATATATCCAATCCATTGTTGATTCCATTGATGTATCTGGTATCTGTGGGCAATTATCAAATGGGTTTACC